CGCATTTATTCGTCCAGAAGATTTGGATGCACGCTATGCGCTCATCATGTGTTACGGTAACCTCACGGTCCGTAACCGTGCCAAGCAAGGCAAACTGACTGCTAAGACAGCCTAAGTTAACCACTAGAAAAATATAGGAGAAATATTATGCCACTATTAGGAAACAGTACAGATGGTGCGGTAACACGCAAGCGTATTGAAACATTTGCAGCAAAAGTAGAGAAGGTAACTGTTGTTGCCGCTACCGATGCAGCAACTGTTCAAACAGCAGCACAACTTGCTGGTGCAGGTCAGGTTGTTTACACGATGACACCAACAGCAAACCGAACCCTCACTACGCCAACTGGCGCATTGTTGGGTGCAGGTTTCACTGATGAAGCAGTAGGGACCTCGTTTGAGTTCACTGTTGTCAATGTCGCCGCAGCAACTTATACAATTACTGTGACTGCAGCCGCTTCGGGTGTAACACTTGTTGGTGCGGCAGCAACCTTTGCAGTTGCAGCAGCATCGTCAGCATCATTTGTTGGTGTATTCACTGCAGCAGACACGGTGTCAATTTACCGTAAGTAATTAGTTCCCCGCACGGAACGAAATGGTTATGGGTGTGGGACCTTTGGTTCCACACCCATTTCTATAATAATGTTTATGAATCTAGGAGAATGATTATGGCTAAGCCCCCACCGTATCCACCAAAAGATAAGCGTCCAAAGCGTGCCACAAGAAAACCTAGTTCAATGGGCAAAGTAATGTCTTTTGCAATGGGCAAAAAAGTTGACCCTATGGGTTATATTCGTCCCAAGCCAAAGAAACGAACTGGTAAAACAGTAGTTCCAAAATCTTCAAAACCAAAACCTCCTAGCAATACAACATATCCACCTTCATTATCACATAAACAGTTGGCTCCACGCCCAAAACAAGGTTCTAAAGCAGCATTGTTGCCCTATCAGGGACCAAAAAGAAATTCAAAAAGGAAATAATTATGGCTGCTAAGAAACCTGCTATTCAAATGACCAACGGTATTGATGACATTATTAAAGTTGGTGTAAAAGTTGCCAAAGACATTTACAAAACTCAACGAGGTCTTGGCAAAAGTGTTGTTAAAGCAGCAAAGGCTACAAGTAATGTTGCACGCCAGACTATTCAACATGAGAAGCGTTTTGGTTCCAAGGGTGTTTACAAAGGTTACAAGGGTGGTATGCGTCCATGAAAAAGCGTGGCATTGATGACATTGGTAAAGGCATTTATAAAGGTGCCGTTGCTGTCATAGAAAACTATGGTAAAAAAGGTGTAGCAAAAGGTGTTAAGAAGGCTGGTAAGGCTGCTAAAACTGCGGCTGGTGGTGCTGGTCGTAAACTTCCTCCTAAGGCTAAAACTGCGGTTGCTGCATCTGGTGATGCTGCACGAAAAAAAGCGGTTGAGGCTGCCCGTCAACTAGAGTTGCGTAGCCAACGAATGTTGGAAAGCAAAAGAGGTCAGAATCAGTTGGCTAAAGAATGGGGTAAACTTAGCGGCAGACAGTATTATGCTGACGAGGCTGCCAAAGGTGCGTCCACTGTTCGTAGCCGCATGGCTGAACAAGCCCGTTCACGAGGTATCGGTAACCGTGCTAGAGGTATGGGTGCTAGACAGAACGCTGATGAGGCTAAAGCCATCAGTGATGCTGCACGCCGTGCGGACCGTGCCAGAGCGTATAAAGAGGCTGGCGGTAGGAACTCTGCGGCTGCTAAAGCACGCCGAGATTCCAGGAACGCTAATCGTGCCAAGCAGGTCCGTAAGGATATCAAAAAAAATAAGCCTAAGTAGATAGTTATGGCTGTAAAAAAACCAAAATTGGGTAAACCAAATTTTGATATGAATGATATTTTAAAGTTTCTTGATTCTCAAATTGTTGGTGATAAGGCTAAAGGTATTTGGCAAGAAGGAGCAAATATTCCTATGCCCGATGCTATGCAACGACAAACAGGCGGAGGTCAATGGCTTGCTGGTCTTAGTCCTACTACTTTGGCAGGTATGGGTAAGATTGGTAAAGGTGTAGAGGGTCTTGCTAATACTGGTGTGGGTCAATGGTTTGGTGCAGACTCAGCATTTAATTTAGGTAAACCAAAACAAAGTTCTACCGATTCGGCTGCAAATTTGGCTGCTTTGTTGTTTTCTGTTGCTCCTTTGGGTGGTGGCGGAGTTGTTAAAAAGTCTGGAAAAACTCTTAAAAACCACCTTAAAAATGGTTTAGTTAGTTCTGGTACTACTAAAGATATTCTTTCTGTAATCAAAATGTTGATGGGTATGCAGGGTAAGTAACTGTTTGGGGGAACAATTCCCTTATGAGTGATGATTAAAAACTCTGTCCCCGCCCATTCCTTATATGGTGTACCTGTTTATGGTAACCGCCCTGCTGGTGCAGTAGCGGGTTCTAAACCTGCGTCTGCCAGTGGACCGTACATTGGTCGTGGCGACAAATGTACGGGTAACGATGATACCTGTGGAGCCAATCGGGTGCGTGGACAAGAACTCTGTGTGGGTCATTCCCGCAAAATTACTAAATCCAAGGAGTCATAATGGGTTACCAGACGATGACTGCTGCTACTTTGCGTAGCACAGTCCGAGACATCACTGACCTTGATACCGAGGACCTGTCCGATTCTTTGCTGAATCTTTATATTCGTGATGGTTATTATCGTATTTTGGATTTGGAGCAGCGTTGGACTTTTTTGGAAACTTCGTTTACTTTTAGTACGGTTGCTAACCAGAGGGCTTACACGATTTCGGCTTTGACGGCTGACCCTATTGCTAGTGTTGTTTCTATTACGGACGCTACGGGTATTGGTAAGCGTTTGGAAATGGTTGGTTATGACACTTTAGAGGAAACCTATTTGGGTACTTATGATACTTCTGGTGACCCTTTGTTTTATGCTGTGTGGCAGGGGAAGATACATTTGTTTCCTAAGCCGAGTACGGTTCGGACTTTGACGGCTCGTGGTTATCGTGAGCCGATTGATTGGGCTACTACTGGTGGTGCTGTGGATGCTAGCCCTAATTTGCATTTTGCTTTAGTTTATTATGCTTGTTCCCGTATTTTTCAAAGTTTGGAAGATGCGGCTATGGCTGAGGTTTATAAACGGGCTTTTGATGAAGGTGTTCAGTTGGCTAGAGCGAATGTTACTAAGCCAACTAGTCATGCTTACACTATTGTGTCTGCTGGTCGCACTAAGGGTCGTCCAACTTTTAATGGTTGGACTGCTACTTTGGGACGGAACTTTGATTGGAGTCCGTATTAATGGCTGGTTTAAACATTGTTGAAGTGTCTGATTTTACTGGTGGTATAAACTTTCGTGCGGACCAGTTTCAGTTGGCTAATTATGAGTCACCTAAAATGTTGAATGTTGAAATTGACCCACGAGGTGGAGTATTTTCTCGTGGTGCGCAACGACAGTTGAACACGACTGCTGTGTCTGGTACTTGGTCCCCTAAAGCGTTGTATCCGTTTTATGGTGCAACCCATTATGTTATGTTGTTTACTTCTACTCGTGTTTATAAATCTTCTGGTGGCAACTTTTCTAAGTTGCAGTATTCGTCTGGTAACGATGTTGTTTCCACTAGTTCTAGCACTGGTATGGCTCATGTTGCTTGGGGTAACAAATTATATTTGTCTGATGCTGGTTCTGTTTATCGTTGGGAAACTGGTGACACTTACGCAACAGCGTTAACTGCTGTTGCTACAGGTAATTTTTTGCTTACCACTCCTGATGCTACGGTTCATACTTTGTTTAAGGCTAAACATTTGGCTGTTCATGCAAACAAAATGTTTGCGGCTGATGTAACCTTTGATTCAACCAATTACCCTAATCGGGTTTATTGGTCTTTGGAAAACTCTCCTGAAAATTGGAACGCAACAAACTATGTTGAAGTTAACGCTGGTGGTAATGGTATTACTGGTTTGGCTAATGTTTCTGGTCAGTTAATGATTTTTAAAGAAAACGCTATATATGTTTTAACTGGTTATGATACTGACACTTTTCAGGTTGTTGAGTTAACTAATCGTTTGGGTGTTCAAAATTCTCGCAATGTTGCTGTTGCTGATACTGGAGTGTATTTTTATGTTCATAATGATGGAACCTATTTTTATAATGGTTCTACTATTAAAGACATGTTTGCCAATATTCGTCCTCTTTTTGATTTAGGTTATATCAACGAAACAGACCATGCTTCTCTTAGTTTGTCTTGGGTTGGTAAGCGTGTTTGGTTGTCTGAACCGTATTCTACTTCTACTACTGTTTCTACTCCTACAGTAAATTTTGTTTTGGACCCATCTATTCGTGATGGTGTTTACACAATTTTTTCTACCAGTGATTCCAAAGGTTTAGTTTCTGGTTGCGATTGGACTGATTCTAGTAATAACGATTATAAATTAATGATTCATCCAACTGAACCTTATGTTATTAAAGTTGACATGTACGGTGATGAGTTTGACAATATTTCTGGTACTGATGTGGGTTTTTCTAGTTATTATCGGACACGCTGGTTTGATGGTGGGTCTTATATGCAAAAGAAAATGTTTCGCAGACCTGATGTTGTTGTTAAGGAAGTTACTTCACCACAAACTATTGTGGTGAATGTTTACCACAACTTTGATGAAAGTGTTGGTAACGAACGCCGAATATTTAACTTAACTCAAACACCACCTAATACTGGTCTTATTTGGGGTTCGGGTTTATGGGGTGAGAATTGGTCTGCTGGTGCTATTTCTAGCACTATTTTGACTGGTTCAAATTTGGGTTTAGCAAAATGTATTCAACTTGAATTTAATGGTCCATCAGGACAAAAATGGGGTATCAACAGTATTGGATACAAATATCAGGCACGGAAAGTTAAAGGTTAATTATGGCTACTCTAACATTTACTAATACATTTGTGAACGGCACGGCTGCTGTTGCAACCGAGGTTAACGCAAACTTTAACGATGTGAAAACTTTTGTTGAAGCAATTACGGCTGGGACAAACATTGATTCTGGTGCTATTGCGTATTCGCAGATTGCTACTGCAGCAGTTACCAGTATCACTAACGATGTGATTGCTTCGGCATCTTCTAGCGACCAAACTGTTTTGGGTTCACAAATTTTCGGCTGATGGCTTGGAACTCACCTTTCTTGTCCACGCTAAGTGGTACCGATAAAGATGCTTTACAAAGCATCTTTTCTTCTCTGCGTGGCGAATTGGAACGGTTGCAACTAGAAATTGATGGTTTAAAAAGTAAGCCTGAAAATAAATTTAAAGAACAGACGAGGTATTAAATGAGCATGATGGATGCTGTTTCAGGCAATTATGGTTTAAGTGAAGCGGGTGCGATTCTTAGGAGAAGGAATCGTTCTATTGCTAATCAACAGGCTGCCACTTTGGGTCAGAAGCGTGGGTCACGCAAGATGTCTGATATTACTAAACAGTATGTTGAGGGATTTCAACCTAAAATGGCACAGTATGGTAGGCGTGGTTTGGCTGGTCCTAATGTGGCTTCTGGTATTCAGCGTAAAGGTTTGGAACAGTATGCAACCAATTTGCAAAGCGACTTGGGTGCAGAAACAACTAATTTGCAAGACCAGTTAAATCAGATTAGCGTGGACGAGGTAAACTCAGAATCTGAGTTGCAACAATATTTAAACGATTTGGCGTTGGCTAAGAATCAAAGGATTATTGATACTGCTACGGCGTTGCGTCAGTTGCAAGGATATTAATTATGGCTATTGTTTATAGAAATGGTCAGTTGGTTCGGATGACTGATGAGGAAATTCAAGCCGCTATTGATGCTGCTACTGGACCAAGTGCTGACACAAAAATTCCTAAAGGGGTTCAACCTGTTTTAACTCCTGAGCAAGCAAAATCTAGGGCGGCGTATGACGCAAATTTTAAGAAGGAATCTGAAGCACGAAAACTTGCAGAAAAAAATCGTTTAAAAATACAAACTGCTTGGGCTAAGAAGGATGCTGACGGTGATGGTATTCCTAATGGTATTGATAAAACAAATGATTCACCAGCACCACCTGCGGCTGGTTCACAGAATGGAAACAATAATATGGCAAAAAATTCTACTCCTGTAAAAGATTATATTAATCAACAGTTGCGTGCGGCAGGTTTGCCTGACACGCCTGCTAATCGTTCTAAGTTGCGTGATGAGTATATGAAAATTCAGGCTCAACAAGAAGCCGACACTATTAAGGCTAATGTTGAAGCCACAAAAGCAACTAAAGAAACTGCAGACAACAAGGCTGCTTTTGATGCGATTATGAAATCTATTGGCGGTTATGAAACTGCTGCTGGTACCGCTAAAACTGATGCAATGAAGCGTTTGGCTGACCTTTATGACCCGCAAGTTGCTGCTTTGGGTACACAAAAACAGGACCAGTTAAACTTTTTGCAACAAGTTCTATCTCAGGCTGGGACGGATATTAATGCTTCTGAACAAAACTTTTTGTCAAACCTAAGGAATCCTACGGCTTATAATGATGTTCCTTTGTTGAATATGCCGCAGCAACAAAATGCTTTGATGGCTGCTTTACAATCTCAGGGTGCTGACACAGGTCAGGTTGCGGCACAGTCTGCTTCTGATGCGTCTATGAATGACTTTATGCAACAATTGCTTTCTAGGTCTAATCAACAGTATGGGAACGCACAGACTAATTATGTGGATGCTTTAAGAAATGCTGGTATGGGTGCCGCTAAATCTGGCAGAGATTATTTGGCGTTGGAGCAACCTAGGTTGGCTTCTGGTATTAACAGCAAGTTTGCTGACGCTCTTGCTAGTTTGAACACTAATCGTGCTAGTTCTGAGGGTGACATTATGGACAGTTTCCAGAAGGCTTTGGCTGATGCTTCTAGCAAGAAGGTTGATGCTGAAACCAATTATCCTCAACCAGTAGCAACACCTGCAACAACTACAAATGCTGTTGATGGTATGGGTATGACGGAAGAAGAAAGAAAAAAACTTGCAGAAGCCTTAGCAGGTCTTGGTCAAGGATTTGGTCAAGGATTTTTGTCTAGGTAATGGTTGTTTTAAAAAACCCTTTGGTGTCCGATAAGGCTCTTTTAAACAAAAAACCTTTGGCTGTTGTTAAACCAATTGGTAAAACCATTGGTAATACTACGCCACCTAGTCCGACTCCTAATGCTGATGAGTTGAAGGCTACTGAAACTTCTGGCATTAAAAGGATTATGGATGACCCTAGGCTTAGTGCGGGTCAAAAAAAGAGTCGTGTAAGAGATTTGTTGAACATCACTAGAGGTGGTCAAGATAAACCTGCTGATGGCGGTGGTGGAATATTGGGTGCCGTTAAAGGTGTAGGTAAGGTTGCTTTGGGTGGTTTGGCTAAAGCAACACAGTTGCCTGTTCTTAAACAAACTTTTGAGGGTTTGGGTTATTATAATCGTTTTGTCCAAGCACTTGCTCAGGACACTACACAGGTTGGTTATCGTTATGCTTTAGGTCCTTTGATTGCTGGAGAGCAGGCTATTGGTATTTCAAAAAGTCATATTGATGATTTGAAACTGCAGCAACAATGGTTGAATGAAAATCGTCCAACTTTTGGACGATTTGGTGAACATGTTATGAACAAAGAGTATTCTTTGTTCGGTACTGACCCTGTAAACAATTTTGTTTCAACTGGCAGAGATGGATTTTGGAATGGTGGTGACAAATTATTCAACTTTGGTGTTCAAGCATACATTGACCCGTTAAGTCGTTTGGGTGTTGGCGCAAAAGCCAACATGGGATACGGAGGCAGAGCAGGATTAGTTGCCGATATGTCAACCACACAAATGATTGCCAAATATCCTATTTTGGCTGAGGCTGGTGTTGCCGACAAAATTTTGCGTATTGGCGCAGCAGGAATACCCAAAGTGGTTCGTCAAGGTGAAGGTATTTCTCTTGGTTTGCGTTACGCAGGAGTTATTTTACCTAGGACAGAAGCGTTAGAAATTGGTTTTGCAAATAGTTTTGGTCGTGCTAGGGCTGCTATTGGTGATGTTGTTTATAGCACCGCTATAAAAAAATTGCCTGTTGTTGGTCAGGCTGCTTGGGCTATAGGAAAAGTTACTACACCAAAAAGTTTGTCAGGTTTGCGCACTGCAGGTGGTGGACGCACGGGGATGTTGGGTA